TTTACCAGATTAAATATACTATTCTTCGTTTCGTCCCGGAACGCGTGCTCCGTAGAACGCGGGAACTGTCGGTAGAATTCGTTCAAACTGTCCTGGTCTCCTTTAAGGCCTTCAACTTCGTTCTCCCAGTATTCTACAACCCCCATATCAATCGGTTCACCAGAGGGGCCGAAAGTAGCCTTAGATGGAGTATCAAAGGTAGGTGCACCGTATTCGTCGATGAAACCCTCGTAATTCCACTCCATTGGGATAAACAGACTGTATAATCCCGATTTCGTTTGGCCGTTGCGGTTACGCTTCGTTACGTTAGACCATTCGAACAACTGCTTGAAGTTCTCACCGCCTTTATCTAAAGCGTTAGAGGTACTACCCATCAAACACTTACCGATAATCCTTCCGCCTAAGCGCAAACAGGTTTTAGTAACCCGCCAGTTCTTGTTGATGTTGTCTGGTTTCAACCACTTTCCACTCTCATCATGTACGAGTAACCTTAGTTTCTCACCATCATAAGAGTTATCGCCTGTGTTCTTCCAGTCAATAGTTGTATCTAGGCCGTCAATCGCCTCGAGATCCGAGTGTGTGTGTAAAGACTTCCTCGTAAACTTGGATGCCGGAACCCGATAAGCGAGTTCGGATTTCGGTCGGTCCATACCATCTTGGATAGGCTTGAAGAAGAACGGATAGTTGACTGACATTGGTACAACCTTATCTGTGAACATCTTTTTAGCATCAGGTCCTGTCTTGGATAGAATACCGAATCGAGCATCTGAAGATATGGTAGCTTGATTAACTGTCTCGGCACTTGCCATGAAGCTAAAGCCACTCCGTCTGTTCTTGAGGTAACACATACCGTAGCATCGTGTATCCGCTTTACAGGCTTCCCAGAATATGAAGAAGAGTCTGTTAGCTTCTCTGAAGTCTGGTTTACCAACATCTGTCTTAGACCATTGGAGGTACATGTAGTGGCTACCAGTAATATAAGTGTCAATACCTTTATTACTAAACCAAAGGCCCTCGTCACGTTTTTTGAACTCATCGTTTATATAATCTTCCCACTCAGCCTTAAACCCATCAGGATATTTCTTCCAATCGAATATGTTTTTGATAGACTTCAACTCATCTGGATATTCAGGGCTAGTCCACTTATCCTTACCAAGGTCGTTGCCTTTTTCTATCTTCTTAACCTTAGGCAGCGCAACTACTAATCCATTTATCTCGTAGATATCTCCTATCTCCCCGTTCTTACTAATGACGATGATGTCATGCTCTTTGTTATATCCGTATTTCCACCCCTTCTTCCTGTTCATGTTGCTCACTAAAGAGAGCTTCAGGGGGGTGACGGTTTTAACTAGCGACTGCTCGTACATTACTTAGAACGCTTTTCGGCAAATCCCTTAAAAGCTTCTGTCTTATGCTTTTCTAGGGGCTTACCTGAAATCATGGACTCCTCCTCCTCAATGCGAGATAATATCTCAAACGCATCAAAGATGGCTAACTTCTTAGTAGCCGCGGCAGACTTAAGCTTATCGGCGGAGAGATCCTCTTGGTTCTCATTACCCACAATCGCTTCTTGAGCAACCTTAACCAACTCTTCAATGGCAATGCGCCCAGCTTTGATTATTTGCTCTTTAGTCTCTCTTGTTCCCATGATTAAATTATATATAATAGATTAGCTAATCTCTGACCAGCTTGGAGCGTACTCCTTCTCACTTCCTTCACGTTCGTATTTGATCGTGATAGATCCAGCGTGCACGCGGTACAGTCTTTCATCATCGATGATAAATTCGTATTCGCTGCCAGGGGTGAACCCGACCACATCTCCAGCGGAGACACCTGCTGCTTCTAAACCGTTATCTAGGTATCTAATAACCCCCACATTCGGTTGCTCCTTGTCTGAGCTAAATTCATCAGTTGATTCTAATGGCTTAACAAAACAATACCCCTCTAGGGCTTTCCAATCCATTCCGGTACGCTTGTACAGGAATACTTGGTCATTGTAACAGAAGTACATACCTTCTTTATAATAGCTTGCGCTATTTTTTTCGTTGCCCTTCATGTCGTAGAACCTTCTGAATACGTTATGATGCACGATTATGCTATCACCTTCTTTCAGAATCCCCTCATCAACAATCGGTCGCTCAAGGATTATACCTCTACGACTCACGTACTGATGGTTTTGCAGTTCGGTATTCAAGATCAATTCCTGATCCCCTACCTTTTTAACAGAAGTTGTGCGGCCCTCCTCAGGTTTAATGAGGTAATTGTAAGGTGAGCGCATGGGTTAGTATTCTAAACTATACTCCACCGCTATGCCCATGTTCTTGTTGAACGCCTTCCAGGGTAGTACCTCATCACCCTTTTGGATGTAGATGTGGTACTCATCCGCGTCTTTGACTATACTGTCGATGCGATGCCCACCGTAGACCTCTTGACCTACGGTGTAATGCATCGCTCCGTCTTTATAATCTCGTCCGATACTAATCTTACGAATTACTCTCATCGCCTTCGACTTCCGCCTCGACTACTGAGATAGTACCATCTTGGACGTTGATATTGACTTGACCATAGATTCCTTCCAGCTCCTTTTGGAACTCGCTCATCTCTGCTTGCTTTTCCGCAAACATGCTAATAGCTTGGCTTTTCTGAAGTTCTAATTTACCTAGTTCCATTTGGACTTGGTTCAAATTGCCTACAAACTCCTGGAGCTTAAGCAATTCGTCTTCTGTAATTTTCTGTTCTTTTGACATTTGATTTGATTTAATTGGTTATTGTACTACTACTTATATCACGTGAATATAAGCATTCTAAAGTGTAATTGTTATTTAAGTCCTTTGCGGTAAAGCATTACTAGTGCATATGCTGCAAGGAAAAAGATACCTAGGGATACGTCCATGACACCAATGGCTAAGCCTAGTGTGAATGTAAGAGAAACCTGTGTAGGCTTTTCCGTGAGGTACTTGATGATACTAGCTTTGAGTTTCAAAGCGTATGCTTTAATTTTGCTGGCAAGGTTTTTGATTTGTTTGATCATGATGCAATTGTTTTTGTTACAGAAGTGGGTGTTATAAGTTGGGTTACAGCCGTTTCGATAATAGTTTCTGTAGATGTTACTTGATCCGCACCCATAGCTTCCTTAACCCAAGCGGTTACTGACGCGTTGGTTAGATCAGCGAAGGGAGTGAAGCTTGCTAGGTCAGTGATATCAAGAAATTGGGTACCGATGCTAGTTGAAGTATACGCCAAACCGTCGGGGTCAAGCGTATCTGAGGTTCCGGTTACGATCCAGTGTACGTGGTACACCACATCTGTTTGGTCCTGATCAGTGGGGTAGACGTCCACCGTCTTGCAGTCCCATGTATAAGTGATTGCCATATTATTATTATTTATTTGCGGGTAAACCGTTTGTTATTTTACCATGGTATTCTCCCTTTATGCTTTGTTGGAACTCTTCCCACGTTAAGCTGTGGATAGGAACCCCACTTTCTTCTACTTTTTTTAAAAGCTCTTTGGTTACTGGTATCATTACTCTGAGTATGCCGGTATTAAGTAGTCGTTGCCGCTTAGATTGATCTTCAGCCATTTATTAGGTGTACCTAAAGCGGTGTCGTCGGGTCCCGCGTCGCCTATCAGATTACCGATTGTACCCGCTCCAGTATTCCCGCCAGGGCCGGAGTCTTGCTCTTGGTCAGACCGGAGTGTGCCTCTTACGTCCAGCTTTGCTGCGGCTGAGGTAGCCCCAACTGCAAGGTTACCTGAAACAACAACATTTCCGGTTGAACCAACTTTGAAGATAACGGCTTCTGAACCGTTAGCAGGAATCCTTTGAACAGTAAAAAACTGAGCCTCATATCCCACTCTCGCGTCAATCCTAAAAAACCCACCTGCATAAGATGCATTTCTGCTTCCTATTTGACTGTAGTTGGTTCCAAAACCTAACAACTGGCCACCTACTTGCGTCATCAAACCAGCCTGTAATGACGGGCTACTTGAGGAGGTCAGTCGCAGTTTCGGCTCACTCTCTGTTATCTTTTGAGTTGTAGTGAAATTGTTAGCTACATTGGTGTAAGCGCCATTTGTCACGGTATCCGCGTATCTAGCTGAATCAACCCTAACGCCGTAGGTACCGGAGCCATTCCAACCCATCAACGTGGGGTAAGTACCTGTCCAAGCATTTGTTGCATTAGTATTATTGACGGATGTGCCAGATGGTGAAGTGCTATCCGAAGCGTCAAATATAGTGTGGTTATTACCGTACTCTTTCCACATAAGTTGTCCCGCTACCGCCCCATCTGTTATAGTCTTGTAGTTGGTTCGCCCGGTTGAGAAGCTCCTTGCTGTGGTCGCTTCCCCGGTCGTGTTTTGGTTGAATGTTGGTACAGTGCCACTTGTTATATCAGCCCATGAGTGAACGTGAGAGTTCTTTGTAGACCCTTGGTTTAGGATATAAGGAGCAAGAGACGCGGGTGAGTAGTACCTTATGTAGGCATCCTGAGAGCAATATATTCTCACAGGAGTGCCTGACGCAGTCCCTGATACGGTGTTAATCCATCCAAAGTCAGTGTATCCGTTTGCTTGTGTTCTAACTATTTGGTTTGCGGAGTTATTTACACCTGTTCCTATAGCTAATCCTCCTGCTAGGGTTGAGTTTGCCGCGAGGGTTGCTGTTGCTGCGTTGCCACTTAGCGCCCCACTAAACGTTGTTGCTGTAAACGTCCCACCCCCAGATATGTTGTTGCTGTTCATGACAAAATTACG